TGCAAGGGATGTTTTACAGTAGGAGGAGACATAGAATCCTAGACATATACCTAGAAAAAGAGGAAGGGATAATACCAGATTGGCAGAATTATACTCATGGGCCAGGAGTAAGGTACCCAATGTACTTCGGGTGGCTGTGGAAGCTAGTATCAGTAGAACTCTCACAAGAGGCAGAGGAAGATGAGGCCAACTGCTTAGTACACCCAGCACAAACAAGCAGACATGATGATGAGCATGGGGAGACATTAGTGTGGCAGTTTGACTCCATGCTGGCCTATAACTACAAGGCCTTCACTCTGTACCCAGAAGAGTTTGGGCACAAGTCAGGATTGCCAGAGAAAGAATGGAAGGCAAAACTGAAAGCAAGAGGGATACCATATAGTGAATAACAGGAACAACCATACTTGGTCAAGGCAGGAAGTAGCTACTAAGAAACAGCTGAGGCTGCAGGGACTTTCCAGAAGGGGCTGTAACCAAGGGAGGGACATGGGAGGAGCTGGTGGGGAACGCCCTCATACTTACTGTATAAATGTACCCGCTTCTTGCATTGTATTCAGTCGCTCTGCGGAGAGGCTGGCAGATCGAGCCCTGAGAGGTTCTCTCCAGCACTAGCAGGTAGAGCCTGGGTGTTCCCTGCTGGACTCTCACCAGTACTTGGCCGGTACTGGGCAGACGGCTCCACGCTTGCTTGCTTAAAGACCTCTTCAATAAAGCTGCCAGTTAGAAGCAAGTTAAGTGTGTGTTCCCATCTCTCCTAGTCGCCGCCTGGTCATTCGGTGTTCATCTGAGTAACAAGACCCTGGTCTGTTAGGACCCTTCTCGCTTTGGGAATCCAAGGCAGGAAAATCCCTAGCAGGTTGGCGCCCGAACAGGGACTTGAAGAGGACTGAGAAGCCCTGGAACTCGGCTGAGTGAAGGCAGTAAGGGCGGCAGGAACAAACCACGACGGAGTGCTCCTAGAAAGGCGCGGGCCGAGGTACCAAAGGCGGCGTGTGGAGCGGGAGTGAAAGAGGCCTCCGGGTGAAGGTAAGTACCTACACCAAAAACTGTAGCCAGAAAAGGCTTGTTATCCTACCTTTAGACAGGTAGAAGATTGTGGGAGATGGGCGCGAGAAACTCCGTCTTGAGAGGGAAAAAAGCAGACGAATTAGAAAAAGTTAGGTTACGGCCCGGCGGAAAGAAAAAGTACAGGTTAAAACATATTGTGTGGGCAGCGAATGAATTGGATAAATTCGGATTGGCAGAGAGCCTGTTGGAGTCAAAAGAAGGTTGCCAAAAGATTCTCAGAGTTTTAGATCCATTAGTACCAACAGGGTCAGAAAATTTAAAAAGCCTTTTTAATACCGTCTGCGTCATTTGGTGCTTGCACGCAGAAGAGAAAGTGAAAGATACTGAGGAAGCAAAGAAACTAGCACAGAGACATCTAGTGGCAGAAACTGGAACTGCAGAGAAAATGCCAAATACAAGTAGACCAACAGCACCACCTAGTGGGAAAAGAGGAAACTACCCCGTGCAACAAGCGGGTGGCAACTATGTCCATGTGCCACTGAGCCCCCGAACTCTAAATGCATGGGTAAAATTAGTGGAGGAAAAGAAGTTCGGGGCAGAAGTAGTGCCAGGATTTCAGGCACTCTCAGAAGGCTGCACGCCCTATGATATTAATCAAATGCTTAATTGTGTGGGCGATCACCAAGCAGCTATGCAAATAATCAGAGAGATTATTAATGAAGAAGCAGCAGACTGGGATTCGCAGCACCCAATACCAGGCCCCTTACCAGCAGGACAGCTCAGAGACCCAAGAGGGTCTGACATAGCAGGAACAACAAGCACAGTAGATGAACAGATCCAGTGGATGTATAGGCCACAAAATCCCGTACCGGTAGGGAACATCTACAGAAGATGGATCCAAATAGGGCTGCAAAAGTGTGTCAGAAAGTACAACCCAACTAACATCTTAGACATAAAACAGGGACCAAAAGAACCGTTCCAAAGCTATGTAGACAGGTTCTACAAAAGCTTGAGGGCAGAACAAACAGACCCAGCAGTAAAAAATTGGATGACCCAAACGCTGCTAATACAGAATGCCAACCCAGACTGCAAGTTAGTACTAAAAGGACTGGGGATGAATCCCACCCTAGAAGAGATGCTAACCGCCTGCCAGGGGGTAGGCGGACCAGGCCAGAAAGCCAGGCTAATGGCTGAAGCCCTAAAAGAGGCTATGGGACCAAGCCCTATCCCATTTGCAGCAGCCCAACAAAGAAAGGCAATTAGGTATTGGAACTGTGGAAAGGAGGGACACTCGGCAAGACAGTGCCGAGCACCTAGAAGACAGGGCTGCTGGAAGTGTGGCAAGCCAGGACACATCATGGCAAACTGCCCGGAAAGACAGGCAGGTTTTTTAGGGTTGGGCCCACGGGGAAAGAAGCCTCGCAACTTCCCCGTGACCCAAGCCCCTCAGGGGCTGATACCAACAGCACCTCCGGCAGATCCAGCAGCGGAACTGTTGGAGAGATATATGCAGCAAGGGAGAAAGCAGAGGGAGCAGAGGGAGAGACCATACAAAGAGGTGACGGAGGACTTGCTGCACCTCGAGCAGAGAGAGACACCTCACAGAGAGGAGACAGAGGACTTGCTGCACCTCAATTCTCTCTTTGGAAAAGACCAGTAGTCACAGCGTACATCGAGGATCAGCCGGTAGAAGTCTTACTAGACACAGGGGCTGATGACTCAATAGTAGCAGGAATAGAATTAGGGGACAATTACACTCCAAAAATAGTAGGGGGAATAGGGGGATTTATAAACACCAAAGAATACAAAAATGTAGAAATAAAAGTACTAAATAAAAGAGTAAGAGCCACCATAATGACAGGAGATACCCCAATCAACATCTTTGGCAGAAATATTCTGACAGCCTTAGGCATGTCATTAAATTTACCAGTTGCCAAGATAGAGCCAATAAAAGTAACATTGAAGCCAGGGAAAGATGGACCAAGGCTGAAACAATGGCCCCTAACAAAAGAGAAAATAGAAGCACTAAAAGAGATCTGTGAAAAAATGGAAAAAGAGGGCCAGCTAGAAGAGGCACCTCCAACTAATCCTTATAATACCCCCACATTTGCAATTAAGAAAAAGGACAAGAACAAATGGAGGATGCTGATAGATTTTAGAGAACTAAATAAGGTGACTCAAGATTTCACAGAAATTCAGCTAGGAATTCCACACCCGGCAGGACTAGCCAAAAAGAAAAGGATCTCTATATTAGATGTAGGGGATGCCTATTTTTCCATACCACTACATGAAGATTTTAGGCAGTATACTGCATTTACCCTACCAGCAGTAAACAATATGGAACCAGGAAAAAGATATATATATAAAGTCTTGCCACAAGGATGGAAGGGATCACCAGCAATTTTTCAATACACAATGAGGCAAGTCTTAGAACCTTTCAGAAAAGCAAACCCAGATGTCATTCTCATCCAGTACATGGATGATATCTTAATAGCTAGTGACAGGACAGGTTTAGAGCATGACAAAGTGGTCCTGCAGCTAAAAGAACTTCTAAATGGCCTAGGGTTTTCTACTCCAGATGAGAAGTTCCAAAAAGACCCTCCATTTCAATGGATGGGCTGTGAACTATGGCCAACTAAATGGAAGCTGCAGAAACTACAACTGCCCCAGAAAGACATATGGACAGTCAATGACATCCAAAAGCTAGTGGGAGTCTTAAATTGGGCGGCACAAATCTATTCAGGAATAAAAACCAAACACTTATGTAGACTAATTAGAGGAAAAATGACACTCACAGAAGAAGTGCAGTGGACAGAACTAGCAGAAGCAGAGCTAGAAGAAAACAAAATTATCTTGAGCCAGGAACAAGAAGGATATTATTACCAAGAAGAAAAAGAATTAGAGGCAACAATCCAAAAAAGCCAAGGACATCAATGGACATACAAAATACACCAGGAAGAGAAAATCCTAAAAGTAGGAAAGTATGCAAAGATAAAAAATACCCATACCAATGGGGTCAGATTACTAGCACAGGTAGTTCAGAAAATAGGAAAAGAGGCACTAGTCATTTGGGGACGGATACCAAAATTTCACCTGCCAGTGGAGAGAGAGACCTGGGAGCAGTGGTGGGATAACTACTGGCAAGTGACATGGATCCCAGAGTGGGACTTTGTATCTACCCCACCACTGGTCAGGTTAACATTTAACCTAGTAGGAGATCCTATACCAGGCGCAGAGACCTTCTACACAGATGGATCATGCAATAGACAGTCAAAAGAGGGAAAAGCAGGATATGTAACAGATAGAGGAAAAGACAAAGTAAAAGTATTAGAACAAACTACCAATCAGCAGGCAGAATTAGAAGTCTTTCGGATGGCACTGGCAGACTCAGGCCCAAAGGTTAATATCATAGTAGATTCACAGTATGTAATGGGGATAGTAGCAGGCCAGCCAACAGAGTCAGAAAATAGAATAGTGAACCAGATCATAGAAGAAATGATAAAGAAGGAAGCAGTCTATGTTGCATGGGTCCCAGCCCATAAAGGCATAGGAGGAAACCAGGAAGTAGACCATTTAGTAAGTCAAGGCATCAGACAAGTATTATTCCTGGAAAAGATAGAGCCCGCTCAAGAGGAACATGAAAAATATCATAGCATTATAAAAGAACTAACCCATAAATTTGGAATACCCCTTCTAGTAGCAAGACAGATAGTAAACTCATGTGCCCAATGCCAACAGAAAGGAGAAGCCATACATGGGCAAGTAAATGCAGAAATAGGCGTTTGGCAAATGGACTACACACACTTAGAAGGAAAAATCATTATAGTAGCAGTACATGTTGCAAGTGGATTCATAGAAGCAGAAGTCATCCCACAGGAATCAGGAAGGCAGACAGCACTCTTCCTATTAAAACTGGCCAGTAGGTGGCCAATAACGCACTTGCACACAGACAATGGCCCCAACTTCACTTCACAGGAAGTGAAGATGGTGGCATGGTGGGTAGGTATAGAACAATCCTTTGGAGTACCTTACAACCCACAAAGCCAGGGAGTAGTAGAAGCAATGAATCACCACCTAAAGAATCAGATAAGTAGAATTAGAGAACAGGCAAATACAATAGAAACAATAGTACTGATGGCAGTTCATTGCATGAATTTTAAAAGAAGGGGAGGAATAGGGGATATGACCCCAGCAGAAAGACTAATCAACATGATTACCACAGAACAAGAAATACAATTCCTCCAAAGAAAAAATTCAAATTTTAAAAATTTCCAGGTCTATTACAGAGAAGGCAGAGATCAGCTGTGGAAAGGACCTGGTGAACTACTGTGGAAGGGAGAAGGAGCAGTCATAGTCAAGGTAGGGACAGACATAAAAGTAGTACCAAGAAGGAAGGCCAAGATTATCAGGGACTATGGAGGAAGACAGGAACTGGATAGTAGTCCCCACCTGGAGGGTGCCAGGGAGGATGGAGAAATGGCATGCCCTTGTCAAGTACCTGAAATACAGAACAAAAGACCTAGAGGAGGTGCGCTATGTTCCCCACCACAAGGTGGGATGGGCATGGTGGACTTGCAGCAGGGTAATATTCCCACTACAAGGAAAAAGTCATCTAGAAATACAGGCATATTGGAACCTAACACCAGAAAAAGGATGGCTCTCCTCTCATGCAGTAAGATTAACCTGGTATACAGAAAAGTTCTGGACAGATGTTACCCCAGACTGTGCAGACATCCTAATACATAGCACTTATTTCTCTTGCTTTACGGCAGGTGAAGTAAGAAGAGCCATCAGAGGGGAAAAGTTATTGTCCTGCTGCAACTATCCCCAAGCTCATAAAGCACAGGTACCATCACTTCAATACCTAGCCCTAGTAGTAGTACAACAAAATGACAGACCCCAGAGAAAGGGTACCGCCAGGAAACAGTGGAGAAGAGACCATTGGAGAGGCCTTCGAGTGGCTAGAGAGGACCATAGAAGCCTTAAACAGGGAGGCAGTGAACCATCTGCCCCGAGAGCTCATTTTCCAGGTGTGGCAAAGGTCCTGGAGATATTGGCATGATGAACAAGGGATGTCAGCAAGCTACACAAAGTATAGATATTTGTGCCTAATGCAAAAAGCTATATTTACACATTTCAAGAGAGGGTGCACTTGCTGGGGGGAGGACATGGGCCGGGAAGGATTGGAAGACCAAGGACCTCCCCCTCCTCCCCCTCCAGGTCTAGTCTAATGACTGAAGCACCAACAGAGTTTCCCCCAGAAGATGGGACCCCACGGAGGGACTTAGGGAGTGACTGGGTAATAGAAACTCTGAGGGAAATAAAGGAAGAAGCCTTAAGACATTTTGATCCCCGCTTGCTAATTGCTCTTGGCTACTATATCCATAATAGACATGGAGACACCCTTGAAGGCGCCAGAGAGCTCATTAAAACCCTACAACGAGCCCTCTTCGTGCACTTCAGAGCGGGATGTAACCGCTCAAGAATTGGCTAAACAAGGAGAAGAACTCCTTGCCCAGCTGCACCGACCCCTAGAGCCATGCACTAACAAATGCTATTGTAAGCGATGCAGTTTCCATTGCCAGCTGTGTTTCTCGAAAAAGGGGCTCGGAATATCATATGAGCGAAAGGGCAGACGAAGAAGGACTCCAAGGAAAACTAAGACTCCTTCGCCTTCTGCACCAGACAAGTGAGTATGGAGCCTGGTAGGAATCAGCTGTTTGTTGTCATTTTACTAACAAGTGCTTGCTTAGTATATTGTAGCCAGTATGTGACTGTTTTCTATGGCATACCCGCGTGGAAAAATGCATCTATTCCCTTATTTTGTGCAACTAAAAATAGAGACACTTGGGGGACCATACAGTGCTTGCCAGACAATGATGATTATCAGGAAATAATTTTAAATGTGACAGAGGCTTTTGATGCATGGAATAATACAGTGACAGAACAAGCAGTAGAAGATGTCTGGCATCTATTTGAGACATCAATAAAACCATGTGTCAAGCTAACACCTCTATGTGTGGCAATGAATTGTAGCAGGGTTCAAGGGAATACCACGACCCCGAATCCCAGGACCTCGAGTTCCACAACCTCGAGACCACCCACATCCGCAGCCTCCATAATAAATGAAACTTCTAACTGCATAGAAAACAACACATGCGCAGGATTAGGGTATGAGGAGATGATGCAATGTGAGTTCAATATGAAGGGGTTAGAACAAGATAAGAAAAGGAGGTATAAGGACACATGGTATTTAGAAGATGTGGTTTGTGACAACACAACAGCTGGCACATGTTACATGAGACATTGCAACACATCAATCATCAAAGAGTCATGTGATAAGCACTATTGGGATGCTATGAGGTTTAGATACTGTGCACCACCGGGCTTTGCCCTATTAAGATGTAATGATACCAACTATTCAGGCTTTGAACCTAAGTGCACTAAAGTAGTAGCTGCTTCATGCACAAGGATGATGGAAACGCAAACTTCTACTTGGTTTGGCTTTAATGGCACTAGAGCAGAAAATAGAACATATATCTATTGGCATGGCAGAGATAATAGGACTATCATTAGCTTAAACAAGTATTATAATCTCACAATGCGTTGTAAGAGACCAGGAAATAAGACAGTTTTACCAATAACACTTATGTCAGGATTAGTGTTTCACTCTCAGCCAATCAACACAAGGCCTAGGCAGGCATGGTGCCGGTTTGGAGGCAGATGGAGGGAAGCCATGCAGGAGGTGAAGCAAACCCTTGTACAACATCCCAGATACAAAGGAATCAATGATACAGGGAAAATTAACTTTACGAAACCGGGAGCAGGCTCAGACCCGGAAGTGGCATTTATGTGGACTAACTGCAGAGGAGAATTTCTCTACTGTAACATGACTTGGTTCCTCAATTGGGTAGAAGACAAGAACCAAACACGGCGCAACTATTGCCATATAAAGCAGATAATTAATACCTGGCATAAAGTAGGGAAAAATGTATATTTGCCTCCTAGGGAAGGGGAGTTGGCCTGTGAATCAACAGTAACCAGCATAATTGCTAACATTGACATAGATAAAAATCGGACTCATACCAACATTACCTTTAGTGCAGAAGTGGCAGAACTGTACCGATTAGAACTGGGAGACTACAAATTAATAGAAATAACACCAATTGGCTTCGCACCTACAGATCAGAGAAGGTACTCCTCAACTCCAGTGAGGAACAAAAGAGGTGTGTTCGTGCTAGGGTTCTTGGGTTTTCTCGCGACAGCAGGTTCTGCAATGGGCGCGCGGTCCCTGACGCTGTCAGCCCAGTCCCGGACTTTACTGGCCGGGATAGTGCAGCAACAGCAACAGCTGTTGGACGTAGTCAAGAGACAACAAGAAATGTTGCGACTGACCGTCTGGGGAACGAAAAACCTCCAGGCAAGAGTCACTGCTATCGAGAAGTACCTAAAGCATCAGGCACAGCTAAATTCATGGGGATGTGCGTTTAGACAGGTCTGCCACACTACTGTACCGTGGGTAAATGACTCTTTATCGCCTGACTGGAAAAATATGACATGGCAGGAGTGGGAGAAACAAGTCCGCTACCTAGAGGCAAATATCAGTCAAAGTTTAGAAGAAGCCCAAATTCAACAAGAAAAGAATATGTATGAATTACAAAAATTAAATAGCTGGGATATTCTTGGCAACTGGTTTGACTTAACCTCCTGGGTCAAGTATATTCAATATGGAGTGCATATAGTAGTGGGAATAATAGCTTTAAGAATAGCAATCTATGTAGTGCAATTGTTAAGTAGATTTAGAAAGGGCTATAGGCCTGTTTTCTCTTCCCCCCCCGGTTATCTCCAACAGATCCATATCCACAAGGACCGGGGACAGCCAGCCAACGAAGGAACAGAAGAAGACGTCGGAGGCGACAGTGGTTACGACTTGTGGCCTTGGCCAATAAACTATGTGCAGTTCCTGATCCACCTACTGACTCGCCTCTTGATCGGGCTATACAACATCTGCAGAGACTTACTATCCAAGAACTCCCCGACCCGCCGACTGATCTCCCAGAGTCTAACAGCAATCAGGGACTGGCTGAGACTTAAGGCGGCCCAACTGCAATATGGGTGCGAGTGGATCCAAGAAGCTTTCCAAGCATTCGCGAGGACTACGAGAGAGACTCTTGCGGGCGCGTGGGGATGGTTATGGGAAGCAGCGCGACGCATCGGGAGGGGAATACTCGCAGTTCCAAGAAGAATCAGGCAGGGAGCAGAACTCGCCCTCCTGTGAGGGACAGCAGTATCAGCAGGGAGAGTACATGAACAGCCCATGGAGAAACCCAGCAACAGAAAGACAGAAAGATTTGTATAGGCAGCAAAATATGGATGATGTAGATTCTGATGATGATGACCTAATAGGAGTTCCTGTTACACCAAGAGTACCACGGAGAGAAATGACCTATAAATTGGCAATAGATATGTCACATTTTATAAAAGAAAAAGGGGGACTGCAAGGGATGTTTTACAGTAGGAGGAGACATAGAATCCTAGACATATACCTAGAAAAAGAGGAAGGGATAATACCAGATTGGCAGAATTATACTCATGGGCCAGGAGTAAGGTACCCAATGTACTTCGGGTGGCTGTGGAAGCTAGTATCAGTAGAACTCTCACAAGAGGCAGAGGAAGATGAGGCCAACTGCTTAGTACACCCAGCACAAACAAGCAGACATGATGATGAGCATGGGGAGACATTAGTGTGGCAGTTTGACTCCATGCTGGCCTATAACTACAAGGCCTTCACTCTGTACCCAGAAGAGTTTGGGCACAAGTCAGGATTGCCAGAGAAAGAATGGAAGGCAAAACTGAAAGCAAGAGGGATACCATATAGTGAATAACAGGAACAACCATACTTGGTCAAGGCAGGAAGTAGCTACTAAGAAACAGCTGAGGCTGCAGGGACTTTCCAGAAGGGGCTGTAACCAAGGGAGGGACATGGGAGGAGCTGGTGGGGAACGCCCTCATACTTACTGTATAAATGTACCCGCTTCTTGCATTGTATTCAGTCGCTCTGCGGAGAGGCTGGCAGATCGAGCCCTGAGAGGTTCTCTCCAGCACTAGCAGGTAGAGCCTGGGTGTTCCCTGCTGGACTCTCACCAGTACTTGGCCGGTACTGGGCAGACGGCTCCACGCTTGCTTGCTTAAAGACCTCTTCAATAAAGCTGCCAGTTAGAAGCAAGTTAAGTGTGTGTTCCCATCTCTCCTAGTCGCCGCCTGGTCATTCGGTGTTCATCTGAGTAACAAGACCCTGGTCTGTTAGGACCCTTCTCGCTTTGGGAATCCAAGGCAGGAAAATCCCTAGCA